CTCTTCACTCACAAAGACGATTAAGTCAATGTGCCCAAGGGTGGGCTGATCACCTCACCCTTGTCCAACCACGATTCAGCCTGGTCCCTCGTGATGAGGACCGGTCAGGAATCTCGCCATGCCCAGTACGCTCTAACGAGCATACCGATTCGAGTACATGATTCCAATCATGTGAAGTTCGCACTTGCGATACTTCCTCGAGTCTGTAGACGGGACTAACATACTGTTGCGTGTCACGATGCCAGTAGGCATCGCGCCAAACAACCGAGTGTAAGTCCACGTACTCCGCAATCCCACCGTGATCGACGTCATTCGTAGTCGGAAGACTACGAACGTTTCGAAGGTGGAACAGAAGAGAACGCAGGTCACAGTAGACAGTAGCGGCAGCCTCCTCGTAACCAGAGATGCGCAAGCGCATCCCTAGATCCGAAAGAGACTGCAGATCCGTTAGTGTTCTGGTATCAACCGGTAGCTTCCATCGAACTGGAGTGACGTCAACGCCATTAAAAGCATCGACACCACACGATTCGCGGAAACCACCTCGCCAAAAGGATTTAGTCCTGTTGACGAGCAAACCGAACGATTCGAGATCGTCTATGACGAACTCAACGCACTCGGTAGGCAGTATGATATCATCACCGAACACAAAGACAGCACCGGGTTGATGAAACCCATGGCGCTGCAGTGACGCGACACAAATAGCCCAGAATACTAAGCTTTGCACAGGAAACGTTGTTGCGTTCCCCATTGGAGCGTAGCAGTGCAAATCACCCCTAAGGTTCACATGTGAACCAAGTTTAGGGATAACGTACTTCTGAGCTCGACAACACCCGAACCACTTATACTGAGACCCAAAGAGGGCCTGTACGAGCGGTTCAGATATACGGTCCGAAGCCTCCTTCATGTCTATCGTGGCATAACGCCGCGACCGACTAGAAGTAAAGGCTATCTTTCCGTTAACCGACTGGTCATTGAAATGGATGTGGCCCCTCGGCCACGGTCCATAGCATTGGCGATTGAGAGAGATTGCTCTCTCCAGCTGGCGTCTAACCCCTTGTTGAATCCATATGGCTTCAGCAGGGTGAACACAAATAAGACGAGGCCCACGGGTGTCCTTAGGGACAGCTATGAGCTTAGCTTCGATGTGTTCCGGTCGTTGACAATCATCCAAGATAGCGGCATGATCCTGATTAAAATACAGGCTCATGTAGTCGCTATATGGATACAAGTACTCAATGCTTGAGTACCAGTGTTCCCATCTCTCCTTAGAGGTGGTAACTGCACCTGGGCCGTGACTCGGTTTTATCTCCGAGAATCGGCACTTATGCAATACTGATTGGCAATGCGCGCGAGCTCTGTCAAGAAGAACAGGACTTTCTCGTGAGAGAGAGCACCCAAACTTCCTGACAGTATCATTAGTAGAAATAAAGGCCTCGAAGGCCTTTTCAGTCGTCGGTTTGTCATGTGGCACGTAGGCTTTGTAGCAGAACAGAAGCAGCTGCCTAAGGTAACGTAGTTTTATCGGGTCCGTTACGGCCCCGACTACTAACCTATGCAGCGGTTTTGGAAAACTCTCGAGCGGGACTTGCGTCCCTAACTCGAGCGAAGCCAAAACCATCTTCTCTAGCTTCGGAGCCTCGTGAAGGCACCACTGTAGCCCATTATAAGACCCTCGTATTTCAGAGAATCCAGATAAACGAGCTATATCTGCTAGCAGGCTAATGTATGTGTGTTCAATTGAATGCATATACAATGGAATTACCAGTAGCCGGTTCAGATTTCAACGCGAAGAGATAACCTAAAGTGGTTACTTCTCGTTGTTTAGCACATCCTCAATCAGGTCCGCATCGGCAATCGCAGCCCGGAACGTCGCTTTCAGCACATTGAATTGTGCGTCAGTGACGGTCTTGGGAAGAGCGATAACCAAATACATCGACGACACGATCAACGCCAAATTGGCGTCGATATCATGTCGATCGAAACGGAGCGTATATCGAGTACCCGGGACTTTCGTCTGGGAATCGACATACGGTTGACTGAGGACAGTCATAACGTCGGGCGTATTTACTGCCCGAGCGGTTGACTGGCGTACTCCCTTAGTCTCATTATCATAAGACTTCGAGAATACAATGCTGTTATATGTCTGATCGGGATCCATGGTAGTTTATGTTTCTTACGTTACTAACTGGCTTAGATGAAACTTAAGATCACTTAATTGTGATCAGAAGGTGCAGCGTCGGCCCCGTCGTTAACATAGGAGTGAAGATTAAAGTACATTTTATTGTACATATCGATACTCCTATCAAGCTCCGCGAGACTAACCGCACCAGCTGGAGAAATCCAGCCGGCGTGGATAGCAGCACGCAGCTCGGCGGCAGTTGTCGGACGCTCAAGAGTAGCTAAAAAGCTCTCATGAGTTGAAGACAACGACTGACTCTGTTCTGACTGTGATTTATTCTTCATTTGAAGACTAAGTTACATCTTTATTCATCTAACTATCGTTTCGCGCCCAGTGTCGATAAGACCTGTGCGACCAATGCGGCGGAAACGCCGTACTGGTTCTTTCCGAAACGCGGATTCCACGCCGCCAATTTTGGCGACGCAGGGACCTTTAGACGCTCGTAGTGCTTATACTCACATGTGGCTGCAATATAGTCACGGATAACTCCACCGCTACAGGTATTCCTGTACACGATGGATTTAGACGTGGCTAGGTGGTAGCTAAGTGACCTCGTAAAGCCGACTATTTGGTAGGGTGAGAACCCTAGACATTGGTCGACTGTTCGAAGTACTCCGCGCAAGTCAACAAACCAGTCAAGGACGAAGGAAAACGGAATTCGTTCCCAAGCCAGACTAGCAGGCGACGTCGCGAACCGGGAGGTTACATAGTCAATTCCTTTTAAGAGGGAATTGCCTTTGTAAACATGCGGTTTAGCCCTTAACACATATCGTACGACAGGTCGTTCCATAACGTACCCGTGATACTTAAGACTGACATAGTTCGTACCCAAATATGGGTAGTTCGTTTCAGTCTTATCGAAGACGGTCGCCACTTCTCCTACAGAGGAGAAGGACTTAGGCCGTCCTCTCATATGTCGTTCTATGTCCGATTTAAGCTTAGCAGCATGTCGGTTAATAGCCATAATGTCGGATATGATCGGGGAAACCCCGAACTTATACGCCAAATAGCTACTGCTTGCATTTCGGATACTCTCCCTCAAAGGAGGGACGAGTATACGAACGAGGCGCTTAACAGGAACACGTAAGTGTTTCTGCTTATCGCCTCCAAGCCTGCTCCTTAGATCGACACTATAGGAAGTGCCAATCACCTTATACGTAGCTTTGCTCCACGTTTTTGCCATTTGTGGCAAAAACGCAGCAAGCGTTTTAACCGTACCAGGTAGCTGGTTAGCCTCGATGAGATTGAGAAGAACATCAGCTTTAAGCTGTCTGCCCTTCTCAAGTGCGTTTTCTTTAAGACGCAGCTCATCTTCCGGACTAACAGTCATCTGCCAACGGGGTGGCTGAAACCCTTCCTCGGTGTCCCAAGAACGGATATCACTAGTATCGCCAAAATTCCAGTAAGGCCATATCTGACCTGAACTGGAGTAGACGACCTGCCCGCCGGGGCCAGAGGCCAACGGGAGTATCACAGGTGGAGTTTCGTCGTTCACTCGAACGACTAGCTTCCTGTGTATACACTCATTGGTCCCTCCCCTACCTAATTCATCCGACATGCGCTCGTTAGAGTAGCGTGTTGGGATGTCTGAGTGACCCGTATGCGTATAAGCATATGGATCAGAAGGCGCCATGCCACAGAAGTACTGGATATAATTTCCAGTAGCTCCAGGCCATGACGACTTCGTATCGATGACGTTATTTATGCGAGTTCTCATCTGAGATTAAGACCCTACGAG